CGCCGCCCTGGACCTTCTGACCGTCATCGTCGAAGAACCAGTACACGGAGACCTGGCCTTCGTACTCGGCGGGGCCGGGCACGGTGCCCTTGCCGGCGGCGCCGAGGACTGGCTCCTCAACGCTGGTGCTGCCCTTCGAGCCAAGCTTGTAGTCGGACTTCATGACGGACGTCTCAAAGTGGATGCCCTTGTTCAGCTCGGCCGCGGTCGGCGCCTTCCTGTTCACGACCGGGGCGGAGTCGGTGCCCAGCGCAACGAGCGTGATGCGGCCGTCGCCGAGTGTCCGGATTGACGAAGCCATATCGGCTTTCTCCTCTCTCCGACGCCGCGTCAGCGCCGGACAACGTACGTTTCTAGGTCAGTTTAACTCAGGCGAATCTTTTGAACGCCGTAACCTGCCACATGTCTACCGAGTAGAACAAGTGCCCGTAGGTGGGGATGTCTACCTGATCGTCGCGGAGCAGCCCGGACGAGTAAGACAAGCGTAGGGGTTCCACGTGACAGCCGCCGACTTTCAGTTCGTAGCCGTCGAGGACACTGCGGACGTCGTCCGTCACGGTCAGGAGCCTGTCCGCTGTGGAGGCGACCACGGTGAGCGGCTGCAGGAAGCTGATCTCATCCGCGGCGTTGCCGAGCGTGCCGGCCTTGCCTGCCCCGGCGGAGGGTAGCTTCACAAGCACGTATGGGACGTTCGGCCTGGCCTTCGTCACCTCGCCGAGGTACACGTCATACTTGCAACGGTCGCGGCAGGCCTTCTCCATGGCCTTCACGAACGGGCTGATCTTGATCATGACAGCTTGTCCAGTATCTCGTCGAGGGTGGAAGCGATCTCGTCCGTCACCTTATCGTCCATGTAGTCAGCCGGGTGCGGCAGGCCGCCGCCCCCCTTCGGCGTGCCCCAGATCGCGATGTTAGCGAGTGCGCCGCGCGGCTTGGACGGGCCGAACTCGGCCTGGACGACCGCGCCGGACGGCTTCGTGTCATAGGAGAACGTGTCCCCCACCTTCGCGATGCCCTTGTTCGGGAACGCCCGGTAGTCCTGCCTCGCCCTCTCCTTCGCAGAGTCCAAAGCGTTGCGGACGCCGACCTGGACCGCGGAGCCGGCCTCCTGGGCGGAAGCGAAGTCGGCGGCGAGGGCGCGCAGCTGCGTAACGTCAGCGGGCATCAGTCGGTCTCCGCATCCACGAGCATGCGCGTCGCTGTCCGGTGCGTCTGGTTGATTAGGCCGCGCACGCGGAACGGGTACGCATAACCGGTTACCGTAGCGACGTCACCGACATGCGGCTCGTACTGCGCGCCGCGCGGGATGTGCAGCTCGGTCTGCTGTAGCTCGTACGTGTGGCCGCCAGTGGTCGGCGCAGTGCCGTACGACGTCTGCTGTCTGAGCCGGCACTTGCCTTCGTACACACGACTGGTGGACGGCTCGTCGTGGCCGGTCTGCGGGTTCCAGTTCATGGACCTTTCGGGGCGGTCGATCACGCACGAGTCAACCATTAGCCATTCAGCTCGCCGTCTGCGGGCGTGCGGGTGACTCACGGCCGGTTCCTGATCGCGTTGATCCACCCGGAGTCGCCGTACCGGTTCGTGGCGGGCGGCCACACTTCACGGTACGTCCCCATGACGCCCATGCCGCGGGCTGGGGCGTCCTCAATGTACAGGAGTAGCGACTTCTTCTCCGTGGGCGTCAGGTACAGGCCGTCCTCAGGGACGGGTTTTCCGCCGCCCATCCAGTCGTCGAGGCGTTCGTAGTTCCAGGATTCGGGGTTGACGTAGGCTCGCGCCGCGCAGGACAGAATGATTTCCTGCACGCCGCCAGGCACATCAGCCGGCGTCCACGGGTGTGCGACACGCCCGCAGGTTTCCAGGACAAGGGATGTGGCGCGCCGCAGCAGCCACTTGGCGCGGCGGACGTCGCCGTCCTCGGTGATGCTCTCTCCGAGCCAGTCTCCGAGGTCGGTGACGTCCGCCAGCGCCGTGGTGGGCATTGCGATCAGGCCAGCCCGAAAGCGGTAGCGCGACGGGCGTCCATGACGGCAGCGCCGAAGAAAGCGTCGACCACGGCGCGGTCCTCAGCCTGGGCGGGGTCGTAGTCGCAGATCAGGCGCAGGGCGAAACCATCCTCGGCGTGGTTCGCACCGTAGGAGGCGCCGAGCGGAACGGTGGCTGCGCGCAGAGCCATCGTGAAAGCGTCACGCTGGTAGGCGATGCCGAACTTCTCCGGGAGGCGCGGGTCCTCGATGACGGTGAAGCCCTTCAGGCGGCTGATGATGGCCTCGTGGAGGCTGTCACCGTCGTCGGCCTGGTAGGCGGCGCTTGCCAGGTCGCGGTTCTTCTGGATGACCTCGGCGACACCGGGGCCGACAGCGATCGTACGGTCCGAGGTGGGGACCTCACGGCTGTTGAGGATGCGGGCGAGACGGGCAACGACCTCAAGGACGTTCGAGGAGTCGCTCTTCAGCTTCAGGGCCTTCGTGTCAGTGTAGCTAGCGGCGTCAGCGGAAGCATCAGCGGCCTGCGAAGCCGCGATCGTGGTCATGATCTCGGCGAGCTTCTTCGGGAGCTCGTCAACGACAGCCTCGGCGATGGGCTTGGCAACCTCATCTTCGAAGGACTGCAGGGTCCACGTGTACCAGTCGGAGGGCAGGCGGACCGCGGAGTAGATCTGGTCGCGGAGCTCGACGGGCACGTACTGGCGGGTCAGGTCCGTGTAGCTGATGGCGGTGCGTACTGCACGCTGATCCTTGGTGCGGGTCGCGGCGGTCGCCTTGACGGGCATGGGCACGTTGACGGTGCTGCCGTAGCCGGCCTCGTAGCCGGACTCGGCGTCACGGTTGATGGTGCGGGGCAGGGCGGACAGGTAGCGGAGAGCAGCGACGGAGCTCTTGGTGACCTTCATCGCCGGGGTTGCAAAGTTAGCCATGGGGCTTCCTTTCTATCAGCGGCGACCGAAGATCCGGTTGCCAATGGTGGTGATGTTCTCGTCGTTGTCGTCGTCTCCGACCGGGGCGAACGGGGTCGCCTGCGGCTGGGGGGCGATGATTGCGGCGAGCTTCTGGGCGTCATCGGGGTTGTCGAGGGTGACGTAGTCGGCGAGCTCAGGGGCGAGGCCGGCGGACTTGAGGGACTCCTGGGTGGCGAGCTTCGCCTTCAGGTTGTCGAGCTCGGCGCGGGCCGCTTCGGCGAGGGCCTTGTAGTCGACGGCGGGCTGCTCCGGGGCGGCCTGGTCGGCGGGGACCTGCGGGGCAGGCTCGGCGTCACCCGTGTCGGCCGGAGCAGCCTCGGGGGCGTCTGCGGGCTTCGCAGAAGCGTCACCTTCGGGGGTCTCGTCGGCGGGCTTGTCCGCGTCGTTGTCGGCGGGCTGCTCCGGGGCGGTCTCCTCGGGCTTGCTGGCGGGGTCCTTGGCGCCCGTCACCGACTTCGGGTCGGCCTTGGCGTCGCTGTCGGTGGACGCCGCAGACGCGGACGCGTCCGGGCGGGGCTTCGAATCAGCCATTAGCTCCTCCTTTTGGTGTGCTGCGTGCAGTATATATCAACGGGTCTTCCATCCATCGGAGAACAGCTCTGGGGCGACGCGCCGCATTTCCATGGTGATGTTGTGCCTGCCGGGACGCCCGGACAGGGGTTCGCCGGACGCGTGGATGTTCGCGGCGGCTTCCTGGTAGGCGGCGTTGACGCGCAGCTCGCGCGACGTCGCGGACCGCTTCAGCCATTCGTTGGGGGTTTCCTTGCAGATCTCCCAGGTGCAGTCGCAGCAGCGGTGCGCGCGGAACGTGACGGTGTCTTCGGTGTAGACGGGGCCACGGGCGGCGAGCATGGAGCAGAACGCGCAGGTCTTCCCGACGGTGACCCGCCTGCACTTCAGGCGGGTACGTCTCGCGGACTGGATGACGTAGTCGCGGGATGTGGACTCCACTTGGGTGCGGCCCCACTGTGCCGCCCATTCGCGCATCTCGGCGACAGCCTGTTCGCCGCTGATGCCGCGGCGGATGAGGGTCTTGGCTCGAACGGGGCCGGAGTAGAACGCGGTGCGTACGGCGTCGCGGCGTCCGACCGGCTTGACCGCAGGCAGTGACGGCAGGTCGATGTCTTCGGCGCGGGCGTACCGGGTGAGGTATTGGGCGGTCAGGGCCCGCCCCTGCCTGGTGCCGGACTGGATCACGTCGGCGGCTTTCTTCACTGCGTACTGGTGGGCGCCGCCGATGTCGTCCGGGTCAATGTCGTCCATGGCGTCGGCCACGGCGAGTCCGGTGGCGGCGGCCATCGCGGAGATGTGCCGCTGGTATCCGGCAGTAAGGGCCGCCCCGACGGCAGTGAGGGCCACCGGTCAGGACTCCTCGAGGGGTGGCGTGCCTTCGCCGTCGGCGGTAAGCGCACGGGCGTACGCTTCCAGCTCGGACGGGTGGGCGTCCGCGTACTCCTGCCATTCCTGCGCCTCGGCCGGCGACACGCCGGGGATTCGTTGCCACAGCAGCTGGGCGGGCACGCCGAGCGACTGGGACAGCTTCCCGAGTGCGTCAGCGGCCTGCGACAGGGAGCGGGCCTCGGTGTCACGCCAGTCAACGCGGAGCGTGTAGTCGTTCGCGTCGCCGACGCGCCGCTCCAGCTGGGCGGACGCGCGGAGGGTGTTCAGGAGGGGGCGGCCGAGGGCCCGCTGGATCGCGGTGATGTGGGCCCGTTCGGCGGACTTCGCTTCGGCGAGCGCGTCGGCGGACAAGTTCACGAGCTGCGACCCGGACAGTGACCACGACGGGACAGATGCCAGCGCAGCCAGCGTGCCAAGGTCGGCGCGTTCCGCGTCGAGGACGGACTGCATGCTGGTCTCGGGCAGCGATCCGAACTGGACGCCATCGCCGCCGGTCAGGATGGACGAGTTCGACAGGTGCGCCTTCATTCGTTCGGCGTCTTCGATGCTGCCAGGATCGTCCAGGCCGGTGACGGTCTTCACTCGCCACGAGTTGGAGTGCTGGATGAGGAGCCTGTCGTGGACGGTCTTGATGTACCGGCGGGCGGGGATGCGCAGCCGGTCGACGAGCGACTCGGCGTCACCGTCGATGGACAGGTACGGGGCGAAACGGGCGACCGGGGCGTATCCGAGGCCGTGGTGGACGACTTCGTAGGGTGCGCCGTTCCGGTCGATGCGGATCAAGTCCTGGCCGGTGACGTACAGGGTGGGGCGGCCACCTTTGGTGAGGAACACGGCGCGGGCAGGCCAGTCGGCGGTTGGGTCGTCTCCCCAGTCCACGCCGACGCGGGCGACGGAAGCGGCTTCGAGCTTCGCTTCGGGGCCGTTCGGGGCGACCAGCACGAACGCTTCCCCATCGGTGAGCGCAGCTTTCCACAGGCCGGTCTGCCTGGTGGGCATGCCGGCGCGCTCCCAGGGCGCCCACAGGGCGGCGAGGTCGCCTTGCTGGTCGGCGGTGCGGGTTACGCCGTCGGCGATGATCTGACGGCCGAGCGTGTCTATGAGCAGGGCGAGGGTTGGCCCGAGAGCGAGGGCGCGCAGCCGCCGCTGGTCCGCGGTCTTCCCGCCGCCGTCAACGGTCGCGAGTGGCGCGCCGATGCCGGGGGTGGTCGACCCGGGCACGAGGTCTTCTTGGCGCTGCTGCGCTTCCCACCGCTTCTCGGCGGTGGCCTCGGCGAGCTTCTCCCAGGGGCGGTCACTCATGGGCGGTCACCATACCTTTCCGCGCCCTCTGCGGCGACTGTTTCTGTATTCCTCCCGCATTATACGGGCTCCGACCATGGCGACGGCAAGGTCGATCTTTTTGCGGGATTCTCGGTGGTTCTTTGCGATGCTGGGCCCCCACTTGGAGGGGACGCGGCGGGCGTGGAGGACGTGAGCGCGAAGTCTGGCGTCGCCGTCGTGGAGGAGGCCGCCGGCTTCGATGTCTGCGTAGACGCGGTTGACGCCGCGGACGAACCTGGACACGTGGGATGGGTCGGACATGTCCCACCTGGTGGCGTGCTGCCGGCTGGCTGGCATGCGGAGTTTCCGCCGGTAGTCGCGGTGCCAGCCGTCGATGATGCCGTCCCAGAACGCAACCATGGTCTCGTCGTCCTTGGCGTGGGACGGGTCACACCACAGGGCGACAACGTTGTTATGGTCGAGGACGTCGCGGACGCGCTGGTCGATTTCCTCGCGGGGCGCGATCCACCCGTGGGCGCGGGCGTCCGGGGGGCGCTGCCACACGCCGAGCGGGAACACGGCGCCATCGGAGATGCGACAGCCCACGAAAGCAGTCGCGTCGTCCGACTTGCCGCCATCGAAGAATAGGACAAGTTCGTCTTCGGGGTCGAGGGCAGGCAGGTCCGGGTCGCGACAGGCGTCCCATTCTTCTCGGGTGACCCAAGCGTCTTCGGCGGCGGTGACTTGGTTGTACCACTTCCGCCGGGACTCGGACGGCGGGGTTTCGGGGTCGAGGACGTCCTGGACAATGCGGTCCGGCGACAGCCAGGTGGCGTCTCCGCGGACGCCTTTCACGACCTCGGGGGCGTCGTCTGCGGTGAGTGGTGCCTGCGGCGGGGCTTCGAGCGTGTCGTACATGAGCCCGTAGGAGCGGATCTTCCCGGCCTGGGACTGCTCCCATGCCTCACGGGTGGCGAGACCGACGGACTCCACGCCGACACGGGCGGCGTTGCAGATATGAAGCACGCGAGCCTGCCGGTCTGGGGGTGATTTTGCGGCGTCACCGCGGACGACACCCATCATGGCGACACCAGCGTTGGACTGCGTCCAGTTCTGAGTCTCGTTGCAGATCGTCAGTGTGGCACGGGAACCTTCGGCGGCGTCCGGGTTTGACGTTATCGCCGTGACGAACCCGGGGGAGCCGTCCGTGGGGCGCACGTACGTGGAAATGACGCGTATGCCGAGCTCGGACTGCACTTGGGCGGGTGCGATCGCCCGGATTGCGCCCATCGTGTTCTCGGTCTGCTGCTGCGACACGGCGAGCAGACGGATCCACGGGGTCTGCTCGCGTCGGCCGCGGACTCCGCGAGGAGTGGACTCCGGCAGGGAAGGGCCGAGGAGGGCGTTCAGCGCGATCACACCGGCGAGCGGGTCCTTTCCCCAGCCTTTGCAGCGTTGCAGAACGACCGTGGGCGCCAGGAACATGCCGTCGCCGTCTACGGCGTAGTACCAGAGGATGAACCGGGCCTGTTCCGGGGTGAACGTCCACGCACCGCCGCCGGGGCCGACCAGGGACGAGGACGCCCAGGCGAGCACGTCCCAGCCGACCGTGCTGTCAGGCAGCAGCCACCGGCCGTCCTCGATGGTCCACACGGGGCCGTGCGCGACCGGCGGCCACGCACAGTCCGGCATGGCTGCGGGGGCGGAAAGCCGCTCCTTATACCACGCTTTGATTGCCGGCCATTCAGCCTCGTCCCATTCGCTGGCTTCGACCGGCGTGCTGTTACGCCGACGTGCCATGCGTCAGCCCCCACCGCCCGGCAGCGGCCGTCGCGGCATGCTCAGACCGGGCCAGGCGGGCCTCGTCCGTGTCATCCTGAAGGCGCAACGCCTTCGCAAGGGAAGCCATCACAGCCCGGTGCTGGCGGATCTCAGCGAGCAGCGGGTTCGGCCGCATCTGACCGGTCGAACCAACCGTCAGCAGGTCGCCGCCGTCCAACTCCTTCGCCATCCGGGAGATCAACTCAGCCTCGTGGCACATGTCATCCAGGATCCGCACCTCGACGGGCGACAGATCCCACTCGTCCATCACTTCTTTGCGCAGGCGCCTAGCGGATGTCAGACGTGCCACGAGAAAACTCCTAACGTTTGCGGTCTGGGCACAAGGATACCCCGCCAGCCGGCCGGAACTGACGGGGTATCCGCTACAGGTCGGACAGGTCAGGCCTTGTGCTTGCCCTCGCCGCCGTCACGCAGGGTGACGCCGCCGGGAGTGACAATGCCCGCCCAGTCCAGGATCGAGATGCCGTTGATCTTCACGCTCTTCAGGATGTTGAAGGCCCCGAGAACAAGGCCAGCAACAGACAGAAGCTGGGTGACAGCAGCCTCAGCGGTCGCCGGGTAGGCGCCCATGAACCACGTGCCCGCAGCGATCAGAACAACCGCAGCCAGGGTCAGGGCGCGACGCTTCCCCGCGGTCCAGTACGGCTTGTCCAGGGCCGCCTGAACGAAAGGCCACGCAACAGCAGCCACCGCGGTCAGGGTCGCACTCTGCTCAGCAGTCAGGTTCATCTTTCTCCTCTGTTGTTTCTTGACGGCCTTCTAGCCGCCCGACCCAGTACGCGCCCAGGATCGCCGCAGCAGCGAACCAATGGGCGGCGCACGGGACGATGTGTGGGGTCACTTCGCAGCGTCGGGCCGCTCAACGTCGGCGGGCTTCACCGCGGTGCGGATGTCGTTGACAGCACCGTAGATCGCGCCTGCAGACTTGACGCCCTCCTGGCCGGGGGTCAGTGCGTCGAGGACCTTGTCAACCGCAGCGTGGATCGCCTTGGTCTCCTCGTAGGTCGCCTTCGCGTACCAGTTCATGTCGCCGGCGAAGTGGTCGCCGGCCTGCCCGGACCTGAACAGGTCCCTGATCTCCCTGAGAAGGTCAACACCTTCAGCCATTTCCCATGCCTCCTGTCCTGCGCCGTTGGGGCGCCCGTAGTTGTACCACGACCTGCACCGGTCGCTGAAGGGTTCGCCGTACGCCTCGTAGGCGCCGTACGCGCTACCCGAATTGTAGCGGGATCCGACACGCTTCAGGTCCTCGTACGAGTCACCTTCCGCGTTGATGAGGTCCCGGATGATGCCGCAACCGATCTCGGCGGACTTCTCGGGGTCCCACCAGGCCCGGTCAGGGTCATTGAAGAAGTAGCCGGGGTATGTGACCTGCAGCGGGCCGACACCGTTGGACGTGGCCCCGGCGCTGATCTGCGCGTAGAAGTCCCGGAACTTCGCTTCGGTGACTTCGCCGCCGCCGCAGTAGGCGCCGCCGGCGTCGTGGCCGAAGATGTTCGCCCCGTATTCGCCGGTTTCCATCCACAGGGCCGCGAGCGCGGCCCACCAAGGACATCCGACGTTGTCTGCGGCGCGGAGGACGGCCTGCTGCACGTAGGACAGCTCGTACCCGTCATGACTGGCACGGGACTGCTCCTGCGACGGCGGGACGGGGGCTGCGGTGCCACCGAGGTAGCGGAGACAGTGCGTCCACCGGGCCGTCTGCGTGTACAGGTGGCCCTCGTAGGACACGCACCGGCACTCGGAGCCGGTCTGGTCGCCGATGTACCCGTCAATGGACCCATCCTCGGCGATCCACGCCTCTGAGAGGCCGTTCTTGGTGACCATGGCGACGTGTCCGGCGCCGCCGGAAGCCGCCTCGGAGAGGATCAGATCGCCGAGCTGGAGTCCGCCGTCGGGGTAGAGGCTGCTGTCGTCCCAGTGGACGTCCTCGAAGCCCCTGGAGACGGCGTAGCCGCGGATATTGCCGGTGTACGTGTCCCGGGGGAACATGACACTGGAGTTCCAGGGCTCTCCGTCGGCGTGGAAAGCGAAGTTCCAGGCCGACGCAACGCCGGCGGAGCAGTCCATGTTGGCGTCTGCGGTGAGCCAGCCAAGGTCGGTGGACCGTTCGTACGCCATCCATCGGTCGGGCTGCGAGTAGCCGACGCTGTAGTCACCTCCTTGGGGTTTTCCGGGGCCGCAGGTGGCCCAGTACTCCATCTGGGCTGCGGCGGTTGCGGGTGATGCTGACATCTGCCCTCCTGTCTGTTGTACCCCGTCGGGTCGGGGTGGTTGGTTCCAGGGTAACGGGCCGGTTCTGTGGCGGCGCTCACCCGAAATCCTGGCAAATCGGGCATCGCGCAGCGTGATTGCTACCTCCGGCGGTCCTTCCCGGGGGTGGGGTGGGAGGCGGTGCCAGGGTGTTTCGAAGATTTTTTGCCGCGAATTTTTTTCGTTTTCATGTGAAGCGTTCGCGCAAGCTTCGGTTTCGCGTTTCGTTTCGTTTTTCTTCGTTTTGTTTCGTTTTGTTTTTGTTTTGTGTTTGTTGCATGTTTGGGTGCGGCGCGTGCTTGTGTTGTGTCATTGCGTGTCGTGTGGCGGTGCGTGCGAGGGTCTCGGCGGTGGTCTTGGTGTGGTGGCAGGCGTGGGATAGGGCCTGCAGGTTGTCTGTTGAATGGTTGTCGCTGGGGATGATGTGGTCGACGTCTGTTGCCTGGCCGTTGCACCCGGCGGCGTGCCACCTCCCGATGGGGGTACCAGTACCCCCTGCTATCTGGGTGGCTGTGCCCATGGGGTGTGGGAGTCCTTGGCATTTGTTGTTTGCTCTTTGTAGAACTTGCTGTCGGATTTTGTTCCAGTTGTTTGGGAGTCGTTGCCGTCGTGTGGATGTGGTCCATGTCATGCGCCCATCCTAGGTGGGGTAGTGGGGGTGGGGGATGGTGGGGTGGTTCCTGTCTGGGTGGGGGGTGTTTGGGTTGTGGGTTTCTGGTGTTTGGTTTTTCCCGGGTCGGGTCTTTAGTCCTCCCCTGTGTGTTCGGCCATGTGGGTAACCCTGTGGATATCCCTGTGGTTTGGGTGTGGGTAACCTGTGGGTAAGTGGTTGTGCATACGAGCAATCCACTGCACCTCCCTAGTTATCCACAGGTGGTTGTGGGTCGGTGGGCGTTGGGGTTGCAACGGAAGGTGGGGTTATCCACATATCCACAGGGGCCTACTATCTACTACCTAGATATCTCTGGTTTGGTGTCATAGCCCCAACGGGGCGCGGGCGCGGGGGTGGCGCACCCGGTCCCACTGGGTACAAGGTCCCTGTCCGCGTTGGGTGGTGCGGCGTTGGTTGGTGCGCATGCTCCTATGGTACCCAGTCCACCTGTCTACACGGAGGCTGCGTGAGCGACGCTGACGGCCTAGCAGGAGCGCCCCCTACCCGAGTACCGGGCGGGGGGCGTTCGCCTGTCTGCGTGGCTGTCAGCGGGCTTCGCGGGCGGGTTCTGCGAGTACGGCCATGGCGGGCTGGCGGATGAGCTCGGTGTCACCGGTCGCGCCGTGACGATTCTTGGCTATGGACACGGCGAGTCGAGTCCGGTCGGGTACGCCGTTGCGGACGGGCAGGGACAGGAGGGTGACGGTGTCTGCATCCTGTTCGATGCTGCCTGACTCGCGGAGGTCGGCGAGCTTCGGGGCGAGGTCGTCTCTCATCTCGGATGCGCGGGACAGCTGGGACAGGGCGAACACGGGCACGTCCAACTCCAACGCCAGTTCCTTCAAGGCCCTCGACTGGTAGGTGACCATCTCTCGGAGCGAGGAGCCGGGCACGCCGCGTGAGGGGGCGAGCAGCTGCATGTGGTCGATGACGATGGCGCCGAGCTTCTTCTTGTGGTGGAGGGTGCGTGCAAGTGCGGCGACTTGTTCGACGGACATGCCGGCCTTGTCGCTGATGTGGATGGGCAGGGCCGCGATCTGCGCGGCCGCACGGTTGAGGGTGTCAACCAGGTTGGTCGGGGCGGTCTCCTCGCGGGCGGTGTACTTCAGTGCGACGCCGGTGGCCTGGGACAGGAGGCGTGGCAGGAGTTCGCGGGCGGGCATTTCCATGGACACGTAGAGGACGTGCCTGTCGTTGCGGGCTGCGCAGGAGGCGAGGTAGAGCCCGTACAGGGTCTTGCCTACTGCGGGTCGGGCGCCGATGACGTGGAGGCCGCCGTCCCGGTGCATGCCGATGATGTCGTTGACTGACGACCAGGGCGCGTGGACGCCGGTTGCTTTCTTCGCTGTGTACCACTGGTCAACGAGCGAGGGCATGGACACGGTGTCGCCGCCAGGGGCGGTGCTGCCGATGTGGGACTGCGCCCATGAGGCAACCTCGGCGGCGGTAGCGTCCCCTTGGAGGAGCTGTTCGGCGCGGGTGAGTACGTCGAGGACGTCTCGTTTGGCGGACGCTTCCTGGACGAGGTGGGCGTAGTGGTCTGCGTCGGCGGGGTTCATGGACGCGTGGACGCAGTCGAGGATGTCGTCTCCGGTTGCAGGGCGGCGCACCTCGGCGAGGACGGACGCGGGCGTGGGAACGCGGCCCATTGCCCAGTGGTCGCGGATGATTCCCCAGAGGACGGCGTATCTGGTGTTGGCGATCATGTCCGAGGTGGTGGCCCAGGTGGTGTCGGTTTGCGCTTCGTTGCCTGCGAGGGCTGAGCCGATGAGGCACTGCTCGATAGTGGTGGTTTCCATTTGTGTTCCCTTTCTGCGGTGTCAGTTGTTGGTTGCGTTGTCCCACATGGCTGCGATGTTGGCCATGAGTTCGGGGGTGGCTTCGGCGTTGATGAGGTCGCTGTCGTCGATGCGAGGGTTGCCGAGGAGGTCGGGGGTGTCGGTTGTCGCCTGGGGCTGGTAGTTCTCCCAGTCGTGGTCTTCGAGCCAGCGGCGTGCGGTGCGGATGTAGCGGGCCAGGGTTTCCCGCCGGCGGCATTGGTCTGCGTACGCCTTGGCTCCGTCGGTGATTTCCTGGGCCGTGGCGTGCTGTCGAGCTTTCTGCCAGTCCCGTGTGGTGGCTTTGGTGCCTGGGTACACCCGGTTGAATTCGGCGCGCTCTTGGGCTTCTCGTGCGCGCTTGGCTTCTTTCTTGGCGGCGGCTTTGTCATGTCGCGCGCGTGCGCGTGCGATGTCGTTTTCGGTGACTCGGTCTGGGACGGGGGTGAGTGGCTTGTAGGTGCGGGGCTGTTCGTTGGTGCGGTCGTGGCTGGTGGCGCCTGCTGCTACGAGGCCGTCGTGGTTGAGGAGTGCGTCGAGGTGGATGGCGTATTCGTTGGTGCCGCCTGGGGTGTGGCGTGTTGCGATGATGCCGAGTTCGGCGAGATGTGCGAGGGCTCGGGTGACTGAGGCGCGGGACAGCTGCGCCCTGGCCTGGATGGCTTCTTTGGATGGGTAGATGTGTTCGCAGTTCCACCAGGTGCAGAGCGCGGTGAGGGCGGCGATGTCCGCGCCGGTGAGGTTGCGCCGCTTCCAGTAGGGGCGGATGTTGATTGCCCCGATGACTTGAGTGTTGTAGTACTCCATGTCTTCTCCGTTGTCCTGTGCTGCGTTCCTGTTGGCCTGTTGGTTGGGGCCCGGGGGAGCGTCGTGGCTCAGACCCCGGGCCCCGGCCAGTCAGGTAGGAACACAACGAAAACCCTGACTGGCTGATCAACCAACGGGTCAACAGTAGCAGGTGCGTTCGGGCTGGCTGCTGCCTTGTCCACAGCTGTCCGCCTCCGGCGTCACCGGTGCGGGGGGTGCTCGCGCCCCCGCAGGCCCGCGCCGTGGGGGGTAGGGGGGTGTTTGTTCTCTTGGATAAGGTTTGGGGCTCATTTTGAGCCGCCCCCCTCGGCTCATTTTGACACCCCCGCCCACCTCACTAGATCGTGACTGATGTCACGCCGACGTTGGTTGACTGGCGTGTCGACACGCCGTAGATTGATCCCATCAGGTCAACCAAGGAGGAACCAAATGAACACCACCGCCCAGCTCCCCAACCGCGCAGCCACCACCCTGATCACCTGGGTCGCCACCATCTCGATCGCCACAGTGCTCGCCGCGGTCGCCGGCCTGCTCGCCGGAGGGGTCGGCCCCGCTACCATCCCCGCCCTGGTCATCGGCCTGCCCGTCGCCATCAAGGCCACCCGGTCCAGCAACCGCAGGAAGGCCATCCTCCGCCACGCTGACGTCCTTGCAGCCCAGGTCCGGTACCAGGCAGCAGCCACCCGGTGAGCGGCCCTCAGAAACGCTCCCACGACCCCAGGAAGGAACACCCCATGTACCTGTCAACCACCGCCCAGAACGACACCGCGACCCTCGTCGCCAAGTGGGTCCGCGAGAACACGATCGGCTACGGCGCTGTCGCCACCGAGGTCGGCCGGGCCGGCTACCCGGACGCCGCCGTGGTCGCCATCGCCGAGGACGGCAAGACCACCTGCACCGCGAAGGTCGCCGTCCACCACAACCGCATCGTGTACGTGTCGAAGCTCGGCGCTCACGTCTCCTACCCGATCACGTTCGAGGACGCCGGCCGGATCGTCGGAGGCTTCCTCTCCCTCGAGGAGAACTGATGTTCGGTTTTCGCAAGAAGAAGGACCCCTGGTCGATGGCCAATGCCGTCGCCAAGGAGGTTGGCCGCCGTGGATTCCCCGCCGAGGCCAAGCCGGTCACCGTAATGTCAGCTATGGGCAACGTCCAGAAGTCCGCAATCGTGATTCCAGGACGCGGAGTCGCTGTCATAAACAACGACCTCAATGTCGTTGTTGCCTCCTCCAACAAACCCCTCCCGCAGGCCCCGGTATTCGAATACAAGAATGCGGAAGCCGCCGCGGAAAACATTCTGAGAAACCTGCCACTGTCATGAGAATCCCCCAGAACACCGCAATGAAGAACCGGTCCGAGTCCGCGAAGGCGGCCGCCGTCAGGTACAGGAGGCGTGTTGAGCGGGCCGAGATGGCCGACTGGAAACACGTCACCTACACCGACCCGGCCACCGGCCGCACCCAAACAATCAACATCCGCCACAGCTGAAAGGAACCACCGATGCAACTCTCTGACATCGAAGGCCTCCTCCGCTCCCATCTCATCGAAGGAGAGGCCATGGTCGAGGAGCCCACCAACCACAGAGTTGTCGGCGACCGCATGTACATCATCACCACCGCGGGGCTGTACGTGTGGGCGTATGTCATAGAAACGAGCGGCGTGTACGCCCTCGAGACGGAGGGGGCCCTCGAAGTGTGGCGCCCCGGCCTGGACGACGCTGACCGGACGATCGAGGCTGTCCTCGGTCACGCCCGCCGCAACGGCGCCCCAGAGCCGCCGCCGGACCCCGAGATGGTTTTCGCCGACGCGATCGCCTACCTGCGCCCGCTGCTACGGGAGGGCGAGTCCATATCGACGGGCATGGGCGAGCGCGGCGGAGATCCGGTATTGCTCATCTCAACCCCCGCCAACAGCGCCGCCATCTCCTGGGAGTACGGCTCCCTCGTCTATGTCAGCCAGTACGAGCGTGGATACCCGTGGTACACGAACAACAAGGACGACAACGAGAAGCTCCTCCGTTCTGCGCTCGACGAGGCCCGTACCGCTTTCGACCGGGAGTCGTACGGCGGCGGGAACCACTGAACCAACAACTGAAAGGAATCACCAAATGTCACCACTGTCTCAGGCTCGCCTCCTCATGCCTCTCCTTGAAGCGGTCCGCAACCACCTCGCCGCCGGCGAGTACGCCGCCTTCCGGCGCACCACCCACGGGTCCCCGTACATTGAGGCCCGCACCGAGCGCGGCAACATGACCGCCGCCGTGGACGAGGACGGCCTGTACACCCTCGACGCCGCTGGCAACCGCTACGCCTGCGACCCGAACGGCACCAAGGACGCCATCTACAACGCGATCCGCAGGGCCCTCAACGACGCGCGGGAGGAGTGGTCATGATTGGCCGTCACGCCGGTGTCGCAGACCGGATCGCCATGGCCAAGGTCATCTCCGATGTCTGCCTCCGCGACCACCCTGGCCCCGACCACCTGATCGAGGAGCCTATGGTTGACAGCGAGGCCGCGACCCTGTACATTTACTTAGGCGACCGAGACCTCATGACTGTTCACGTCGGCCGAGCCGGAGTCACCATGCACGCCGGACGCTCAACCGTGGACATGCCGTACCAGTGCGACGCCCACCCCGCGGACGTAGCCAACCAACTCCTCGGCACGATGATGAAAGGAACACTCCGATGACAGACCGTATCGAACACGCGAAGATCGTCGCGCAGTCCTCGCTGATCCCCGCCGAGTACCGGGGCAAGCCTGCCGACATTGTGTGGGCCATGGACATCGGCGACGCGCTGGGCGTCCCGTACACGCAGGTGATGCAGTCGATGGTCGTGGCCCGCGGGAAGATGACGATGTCCGCAGACCTGATGGGCGCCGTCGTCCGCCGTGCCGGCCACAAGCTGCGTCTCCGTGAGGACGGCGACTCCGTGACCGCCACCCTTATTCGCGCCGACGACCCTGACTACGAGTTCACCGTCACTTGGGACAAAAGCAAAGCACGGGCTGCGGGCCTGTGGGGAAGCCGCGGGCCGTGGCAGCAGTACCCGCGGCAGATGCTCCGCGCTAGGGCCATCACCGAGGTGTGCCGGCAGGGGGCGTCAGACGCCCTCGCAGGCACCGTGTACACGCCGGAGGAACTGGAGTCCGCCCCCACACAGAACACCCCGCAGAAGGCCGCGCAGGACCACACGCAGCGGGACATGACCCGCACCATCCTCATGGACTACTGCCGCGAGTCGGGTCGGGACGCCAGCGAGGTATGGCAGCAGGCGCAGGCCGCCGGCGCCACCGTGGACGACCCCGACTCCCTCTCTGCCGTCATCGACAAATGGGAGCACGGGGTCAACCCCGAGCCGCAGGAGGAGCAGTGAAACTCCGCGCCGTCACCCCGATCGGAGTGCAGCGGCGAATCCTGTCACTCATGTGGATCGGCCACTCCGAGCAGCGGATCGCCGACATGGCCGGCGTGAAACTCAAGTCAATCCGGAAAGGCAGGGCCGGTGAATACGTGCCCGAAGAGGACAGGCTCCTCATCGCGTGCGCCTGGTCCCGCAACCAATGCAACCTCGCCCCCGTGAACTGGGGGTCGCAGGTCGCCCACAAGACCGCCGTCGACTCAGGCGCCCATTCCCCTCTCGCCTGGGACGAAGACGACATCGACAAGTACCACGCCGAGCCGCACGACCTGACCAGAGGCAGGGACCGGTCACCATGGAGCAAGAAGGGGTACCCGTGAGTAAAAACAAGGCCTTGATGGCCTCCGAGCTGATCGAACACCTCACGCAGCTTGTCGAGCGGAACGGGGACCTGCCGGTGCTGATAGGGCACGGCCACGCCTTGAAGACCCCACCCAAGCCAAGAGTCATGCGAGCGGTCAGGGAAGAGCACATCAAGACCATGTTCGTCTGCCACCGCCCGCTCCTGAGCGACTTCGACACAACACCCGTCATACACCTGGGTTGACATCCGCCGCATGAGCGGGCATACTAGGAACGAAGCCAATCGAAAGGAACACAGATCATGGCAACCGTCGCTTCCCTCTCCTCGTCTCGGATCGGCGCCAAGCTGGACGCCTCCCCGGCCCCCGACTACGCCGGCGATCACCTCACCCGGTGGACCCTCACCCTCAACGGCGAGCAGGCTTTCCAGGACGTCGACCAGTTCGGCCTCCCCTACGACGGATCTCCCAACGGCAGTCTCCACGCTGACCTCTGTGAGGTCCTGGACAGGATGGGTCACCTCGACATAGGTGCACTCAACGCACTCTGACGAACCACCCAGACGAAAGGATCACTCCAATGAAGATCACCATTCAGAAGACGATGGACGTGCAGGATCCCGTCAGGGCGCACGACACGGACGCCGGCCTGGACCTGTATGTCCCCGAGGGGCAGACCTGCCTCGTTCGACGTGGCGCCGTGTACACGATCGACCTCGGCGTCCGCGTCGCCATCCCCGACGGCTACTACGGGCAGCTGGTCCTTCGGTCGTCCGCCGGCGCAAGGGGGTTGACCATTCCCCACGGCGGTGGCGTCATTGACTCCGGCTACCGCGGCAACATCAAGATCCTTGTCGCCGTCCTCGCCGAGCCGGTGCTGGTCGCCGCGCGTGACCGCATCTGCCAGCTGATCATCCACAAGCTGCCCGCCGTTGAATGGGCGGCTGGCGTCGTGGACGACAACACCAGCCGCAGCACCGGCGGCTTCGGTTCTACCGGCACCGGCGCCGTGGTCCGCGACTACGCCGCCCAGGAAGCCGGCACTCTCACCATCGGCCGCCTCATGGGACAGCTGCAGGACGCCGCCTTCCGCTACGGCAATGACACCCCGGTCGCCGTCATTGCCGGCGGCGGCATCGGATACGAACAGGCAGATGGCCTGGCCATCACCAAGACCGTCAAGACCGGTCGCGCCGGAGGGTGGGACCAGTACCAGGCCGACACTGCCGGCACGCCCATGGCGGTGATCTCATGAGCGACAGCGTGAACCACCCCGACCACTATACGCAGTGGCCAGTCGAAGTCATCTACCTGACTGAGAGGGAGTCGTTCCTGATCGGCAACGTCATCAAGTACGCACTCCGCGCGGGCGTCAAGGACGGGGCCACGTACGGGGAAGACATAGCGAAAGCCTGCTGGTACGCGCGCAGGCACGTCGACAACATCGCCGCCCGTGACTCCTGGCAGGCCGGCCTTGACTCCCTGCAGACGCACTTCGCTGACGCGGCCGCCTACCTGACGGCCCGGCGGGAAGACACCGCCGAGATGTGCGCCTACCTGCGAGACCAGCTGGCCGCCATCTACGACCAGGTCGAGAAGGAGCTGTGCGAAGCATGGGACGCAACCTGAGATCCGCGAAAGCGGCCGGCTCCCGGTTCGAGCGACTCATCGCCGACCACCTCAACGACCGGCTGTACGGCCTCCACGTCGACCGGCAGGTCAAGACCGGGGCGCACGACTCCGGCGACATCGCAGGCGTCCACCTCGCAGGCAAACGCATCGCCATCGAATGCAAAAACGTTACCCGGATGGACTTGCCCAAGTGGACGCGGGAGGCGCATACTGAAGCCGGGAACATCGGAGGAGCCGCCGGCATAGTCATCCACAAGAGACACGGCAACGGCAAACCCGAAGACCAATGGGTGACCATGACAGTCACCGACCTCGTCACCATCATCAACCTCTTCAACGAAAGGAACATCAATGGCCGCTGAGATCACCGTCACGGGGACGCTCACCAGAGACCCGGAGATCAAGTACGCACAGTCCGGCACCGCGATGCTGAAGCTGGCTCTCGCCGCCACCAGGCGCCAGCAGAGCCGAGACACGAAGCAATGGGAGGACGACGGCGACCCGCTGTACATCGACGTCACATTCTTCGGAGACCGGGAGAGCTACCTCGGGGACATCCTCCACAAGGGCGACCAGCTGTCCGTGTCCGGGGCGCTCGTCCGCCGCAACTGGGAGTCCGGCAGCAAGACGGGTGTCGCCCTCGAGGTGCGCTTCCCGAAGCTCCTCGGCTACATGAAGAAGGCCGACAAGGCCGGCGGCGTGCAGGCGCTCGCCCCGACCACGTCCAACACATTCAGCGCCCCGTTCTGATCCGACCAAACGGGTGGTGGGGAAACCGGCCGGGAGTACCCCCACCCACCTCACTACACGTAGACCCTCATAAAACGAAGGATATGAACCAATGGCTTCATTCGAGATCATGATCGCATCCCAGCCGTCCTGCCAGCAGTGCCGCTCCTCGAAGCGGTACCTCACGAAGAACAACACTCCGTACCTGGAGACGAAGTACAAGGATGACGACACTGCGCAGGCAGTTGCCGCGGCCAACAGCTACACGGCCGCCCCCGTCTGCTACGTGGTCGACAAGCGCACCGGCGACACGCTCGCCCACTGGGCAGGGTTCAACATGGCCAAGCTCCGCCAGTGGGTGAACAACTACAAGAAGGAGGTCGGCAAGTGACACCCCTGGACGAGGCGATCCTCGAGAACGACGCCCTGCCGCAGCACCAGCGGCGCACCAACCAGGCCATCGCCGACGCGTACGGCACCTCCGAGGCGGCCGTCAGGAGGCACAGGAAGGCCCTGAAGCGCCGCAGCCAGATGGGCAAGGGAGGCATCGACGAGTACTTCGGCGTGCCTGTTGAGGCCATCACCGCCCGCGGGAAGACCGTCCGCTTGCAGGACGGGTCGTACGAGAAGATCACATACAAGCCGGGGGTGGTTGAGCGCGGCGAGGTGCAGGCGAGGCGGTTCGAGGACCTGGCGCCAATCTTCGCGGAGCCGGTCAAGGCGCCCGCACCGCCGGACGGCCAGGCGACGCTCGTGGTAGTCATGTCGGACCTGCAGATCGGGAAGACGGACCGGGGCGGTGGCACTGAGGAGACCGTCCGCCGGGCCCGCGCGGCGGTCGCTCGGATCGCCGACTATGCGGGCGGCCGGTACCGGCGGGTCATCCTCGTTGACTGCGGCGACTCCACTGAGGGTTTCAGCAACACGGTCAGCCAGGCGCAGACCAATGACCTGCCGCTCACCTACCAGATCCGCACCGCACAGGCGCTGCTCGCGGACGCGCTCCGATCCTTGGCGGGTGCGGCGCCGGAGGTTACGTACGTGGCCGTGCCGTCGAACCACTGCCAAGTCCGCAACGGCGTCGGCCGCAGCAACCGGGCCTCGTTCCCCGGGGACGACTACGGCCTGCTGATCGCCGACAACATCCGGCAGATCGTCGAAGGCCGACCAGGCTACGACCATGTTCAGTTTGAGGTGCCGGAGAAGCGGCTGGAGTCGCTGATCGTGCGCGCCGCCGACGGGACGGTCATGGGAGTCACTCACGGGCACGCCGCCGGTTCGAAGAGCCGGGTCGCGGATTGGTTCCGCGGGCAGGCGTTCGGCTGCGTGGCAGGCATGCAGGATGCGCGCGTGCTCCTGCATGGCCACTGGCACTCCTTCTCGGTGCAGACGGTTGGGGACAGTAGGCAGATCGTCTGTGCGCCGACGATAGATCCGGGCAGCTCATGGTTCCAGAACGCCAGTGGGGACTCGTCCATGCCACAGCTGCTGACGTTCGAGCTGGGCGGTGGCACCTCGTCCGCCTGGCGCCTCTGGTCTTGAGGTATCCTGACGTCGCGGTCCGCGACGTCCCTTGGCTCGCCGTCCCCGCCCCTCGAGGTGTGCGGGAGCGGCGAGCCTCTCCGTCGGTGACACAGCTCACGGCCGGCGGGGTTGACTGGCGCGGCTCGACAAGGCAGTATTGCTCCTGTCAGACCAACAGGGAAGGGACATACCAATGAACGCAGCAGCAATCGCCCGCATCGCCGCCTGGAACGTCGTCTCCGACCGGGGCATGCCCGCCGGCTCGAAAGTCGTCGTCGAGGACGGGTGGGTCACCATCCGCCCCCGCGGCGGCAGGGAGACCCGAGTCCCTTACGGGCCCTCAGAGACCCTCGAGAGCCTCTACGGCGCCATCAAAGACGCCGCGCAGTCAGCCATGCAGGACCCCCGGTGAATGGCCCGTAGACGGCCGCCCGCAACCCCGAGAAGGAACACAAAATGATGTACCCCCACCAGCCGACCAAGCCGACCCCCATCGAGGACGTCTCCGCCGGCGCCCTCATCATCCGCGAAGGAGCCACCTGGCGGGTCGAGTCCAACACCCCGACCCCCGGCCGGCCCGCCTACCGGACCCTCACACTCCGGGGCGGCCACGCGGGCGCCCAGAAAGGCTCCTACGCTACCGCCCCTGCCGGCAGCATCGTCATCGTCCGCACCAACTGAAAGGAACCGCCAATGCGTCACGCGGCCCCCCACGCCAGCGACCTCGACCGGCGACTCAATCGAGCCGGAGAGCTAGTCTTCGCCGGCGTCGCCTACGCCCTCGCCGGCCTCGCCGTCGGCCTCATCACCCTCGGCTCCGCCCTCACCATCTGGGGCCTCTGGCAGTGGCTGGGGGTGAACTGACATGACCCCCGCAGGAGTCATCTCAGAAGCCCTCACCATCATCGACGCGTGCGGCCTCGACCGGACAAGGCTGAAAGTAGCGACCGGCCCCCGCGAAGCCGTCATCCGCAGAGGCCGGCGGCCGTCAGGAACCCGAGTCACCCTCGCCCGGCGGGGCGTCACCTGGTATGTGACCGGGGCGGGCGTCCACTGGAAGGGGGCCAGCCGTCACGCCGCCGCTACACAGATCGCCCACATCCTCGAAACCGGCTGGCGGTGACGGCGGCGCTGGCGGGCGGGACTCCGGGGCGATCATCCGGATTAGCGACAAGCCCCACCGGATAAGCCCCGCCGCGTACTCCTCCAACCGAAACACCTGCACCCTGAGGCGGTGCGCCTCCTCCTCCGCGAGGTCGCGCGCCGCCTCAGCTCTCTCTCTGGACCGCTCCAGAGTGGCCACCCGATCATTCAGCGACTTCGTGATCGCCTCCAACGCCTCAACCCGCCGGTCCGACGTCCTCTCCGCGCGGGCGAACATCCACCCGATCCACGACGCCACAGCGGCAACCGCGGCGCCGGCCAGCTCGGCAGGGAACGGAGGGAGGTCAAGGTCATGCATGAGGCCAGTATGCGCAGTCAGAACTGCGACGACACTCACGCCAGCGGGGCGTACATCATCGGCATGACACGCTTCCCACCGCCGCTTGTGGGAACGTTCGCGATCACCGTCTTGTTGGGCCATACTTCAACGGTCGCGCCGTCCGATGTTCCGTCCGTCTTCAACAGTGGGTAGCAGGTCCGCTGCGGTTTTGCGTCGCCCAACACTGCGGTGGGGATGGTCGCGACCTTCCTCTGTCCGACAGTGGAGATCGTCACCGTACCCCACTCTGACTTCGGCCCCACGCACAGGGCGTGGCCCGACAGGCATGCGATGAACTTGTCGGCGGGTGTCATGTCGCCGGCGAACTCAGCCCACTCCGGCGCGGGCGTCGGGGTCGGGGAGGCGCCACCCGAACCGGCAGGCCTCCGCCCGTTCACCGCGTCAACCACCTGCAACCACGCCGCGGCAGACTTCGGGCCGGTGTCAGGGCGAACATCGAAGACGCCGTACTGGCCGATGTTCCACAGGCCGCAGCCGTTCAGCCCGGACATGAACGCGACCTGAGCGAACGCCTGCAGCTTCGCGGCTTTCGCGTCATCGGTCCCGTCGTTGAAGCCGACCTCCTCCAGGATGAACGGCTTACCCGTCTGTGTCGCGACCTGTGCGAGGTTACGGAACGCGTCACCGGTCGGGTTGCCGTACCCGTGCACGGTGAACACGTCCACCTCGGGGAGGCGAGCCACCTGGTCGAACAAGTCACCGTGCGCGTCACGCCCGCGACCGTCGGCGCCAAGGTGAATGAAACCGCCGGCGGCGATAGGGCCGTCGTAGCCGAGGCGGCGCACAGCTTCCACCTGCTGCAGCAGCGACCACACGTACTGGTCGGCGGACCCGGCCTGCTGGACGGGGTTGTCGCCGCCCCACAGCACCATCGGTTCCCCGGCCAGGGCGACACAGTCCAGCGTCGGGTAGTCCTGGTAGGCGATGTCGGAGTCGGGGAAGTTCCGCAACATGACCTCACGGAAGTAGGGGAGCCAGTCCTGCCAGCCCAGGTAGTACGGGTTCATCTTCTCCTTGACGAAGAGGTTCCGCACGTACGACAGGTCCACCCACAGGCGCACGTTCGCGTCGCGCGCCCAACGCACCTTCGCGTCCAGCTCACCGAGCTTGTCGCCGCCGTTGTGCAGCGCCTGTGACGTGGAGTCGCCGAATAGGTCCGTGATCCGCATGTGGGTGACGCCGAGCTGCCGGGCGCGCTGCGCCCACAGCTTCCCGTCTGGTGCGCCGTTCGCCGACGCGATCACGCAGCCACGCAGCGCCTCAGTGCGCCGCTTCCTCTCCTCCGTAGGCCCCATAGTGGCCATACAAAACACCCCTCTGTCGGGTAGTAGTAACCTGCCGCACCCATGATCTCACGAGCGCGGCAGGTAACGAACAGCGTCAGCGGGCGGCGCCGAGGCTGATCACCCGGAACCGAGTGCCCGGGTACACGCCGCCGTCGTAGTGCCAGAACGGGTCCGTCCCATACGACCCGCACGTCGAGTATGCGGCCGTATGCGTCCCCGCGGGAACCTCCTGCTTCCACGACAGGTGATGGGTCATGAACGTCCGGTTGTACTGGATCTCCGTCTGCCACAGGCCCGCGTTGTCCAGGATGAAACCGAAATAGTAGCTTCCGTTGGCCTTGTCCTTGTCGGCCTCAGACGTGAAATCGGAGTGGACGATGCTCACACACACGTCCAGGCTGAACTCCAGCAGCGAGCGGATCGGCAGATTGAAGCCGGTCTCCGCCCACCTGCGCGTCGTGTGGTCGCTGGTGGGTCGCCCGCGGCCGTTAGACGCGTCAGTCTTGTCGACCAGCACGTCGCAGAACCCAGCCACAGGCTGCAGCACGAATTGTTGGCCGGACCGCGTCCCGTCCGCCGAATACAACACCCCGGCGATCAGGAACATAGCCGGGTGTGCGGTCGACACGACACCAGCCGGAGCCTGCGACAGGCGAGCCTGCGCCTCAGCCTGCGACGCACACCGGATGAATGTGCCAACCGAGTCTGCGTAGTCACCCCACGCGGACAGGATCGGATCGGACGCGGTAGGGACCTTCGCCCCATCCCAACGGGTAGTACTCATAGTCTTATCCTACTCAGTTCGTAATGTACATGCACGACAGCCGGAAGCGCCTGAAGATCAGGTTCCCCAGGGCGCCATCGTTCGCGCCGGGAGACTTGATCGCGAACCTCCAGGCCAGCAGGTCCGACGTCCGCATCTGCATCATCCCCGCGCAGGATAAGGGTATCTCCGTCGCCCCCGGCTCCACCATGGCGGAGCCCCCTACCGCCAGCTTCCAGTTATACGACGGGGACAGCTGCAGCGACGCGGTCACCCACTTAGATGCGTACGTGTTGTCGACGTACGCTGTCGCCGCGACCCAATACAAGCCGTTGTAGTAGGTGTGCGGGATACCCTGACTGTCCGTCCACCAGTCCTGAGCGTCAATCTGCAGCCACGTCCGAGGGTTGTCAAGCTTCCCCGGCCACCACTCCCAGTTTATCCACGACAGGTGACGCACCTGGTCGGACGTGCCGATGAAGTGCGGCGGCATCACCAACGTGCGCAGCGGCTTCTGATATTCAAGCGAGTCCGCCTGGGACGCGTACAGCCCGCCGACAGCCATTGTTAACCGGTTTGACGAGTTTTTGTCCACGTCCACACGCCGGAGAGTAAGGGAGCCGTTGGCCATGTTCACGGCCGTAGTGTCGAACCCCCGCCGGTACGACAGCTTCATGTTCTCGATGTACATGTTCGTCGGCGAGTACAAAGGGAAGATCCGGAGGAAGTACTCGCGGGTCCCGGTCCGCTCCGCCGGCCACTGCCCGAGCCAGATGTGCTGATAGCCGTGGATTGACCTATCCCTGGCCTGGAATTTTCCGTCGCGCAGCAAGTTGAACTGCAGCTCGGTCCGCCCATACTTATTGTTCTGTTCGTCCCAGTGGGACGCCCTGAACGTAAGCACCGGGTCGAACACGTTCCCGTCCGGGAGAGTGAAATTAATCTCCCAGCAGGCGCCGTATGAGAAATCCAAATCCGACTTGAACCTCCCGTGCACCTCCGTCGGCTTAGCGGACTCGATCGTGCACTTGCCGTCACTGTCAGTGCTGTACTGGTTCACCCACGTCCGCGACAAGTCAATCTGCTGGTCAACCCACTCGGCCGAGTCTCCGTCGGACGCGTTCCACTTGGGGTGCTCCTTGTTAAGGGACTCGGCAGATTGCAGGAACGTAGACAGCTGCGCCCCGATGATCTGCGATCCCCAGATCTTGTTGCCTTTCAGTTCGCCGACCACCGCGGAGCCGGTGATGGTCGCCTTACCAGCGGTCAGCATGTCTGTAGTCACGGACGCGAAAGCTGCCAGCTTCGCCCACAGCTCCTTTGACGCGTAGATCGCGTCCGACGTCACACTGCCCGGGGCGAGTTTCGTAGCCCCCACAGCCTCCGTCAGCGACACGAACGCCACCTCGGCGCGACAGCCGGCCGTAGCGGACAACTGGAACATGGTCGACGTAGTGCCGACGTCCGGTGTCCACGACCACTCCTCGGTCCGCCACCCGTAGTCGTTGGCCTTGTACACGGGCCGGCAGATTTCCTTCGCCGCGGCGGTCGCCACGAGTGTTCCGGCGTTACCGGAGTTGTACCGGTACGTCATCCGCAGCACCCAACGCTTCCCCGCGGGGAACGTGATCTTCTGCGTCGCCTGCGCCCACGTCTGCGCGCCAGCCTGATTCGCGAACCGTGCGCCCGTCACGAGGCCGCCCGGCGCGCCGGACACGGTCGCCGCCAGAGTGACGGCCTTCGCGTCCGACACGGTCCACACGGACGACGGCGAGCTGGCGAACAGCGGTTCCCGCACCATGTTCTCCGGGTCCACCGACACCGAATGCGCCGCCACAGCACCAAGGAACGCACTGTCGGACGTGATCACATCGATCACCGCCTGCGGCATCTTCGCTCCGCCCGTCACCATCAGCTTCGACACGGACAGGCCACCGATCTTCGCGTCAGTGATAGACGCATCAGCGATCTGTGCGGTGCCAATGGAAGCGTCGCCGATCTGCGCGGCGCCGATTGCCTTATCGCCAATGAAGTTACTGCCGGCCTGGCTCAGAGTCCACACGGTGCCGTTCCACACGTACGCCTGACCGAGCTTCCCGTCTGCGCCCTGCACCCACCACAACGAGCCGGCGGACTTACCCTGCCCGTCAGCGGGCAACGGGGTGCGCGCACCGATCGTGACCTTCCCGTCCAAGGAGGACATCTTCGCGGAAGCCTGGTCCGCGGCATTGCGAGCACCGAGCGCGTCAGCGGTGGCCTTGTCGGCCTTCTCGGCTGCGCCCTGGGCGGCGGCTGCTGCGCCGTCAGCCTTCTGCTTTGCGGCGAGGATGTCAGTGGCGGACGCGTCTTGCTTCGCCTTCAACGCTGAGTAGTCCGCCTGAGCTTTCTGCGCGTCAGCCTGCGCGGCCTTCGCCGCCGCGGCGGCACCGTCTGCAGCTGCCTTCACCGCGGAAGCGTTCGCGTCGGCTTTCTTCGCGGCGGTGTCAGCGTCAGTGGCCTTTTGCGTGGCGGTTGCAGCGGCGTCCGCGGCGTCCCGTGCTTTCGCGTTCGCCTGGCCGGCGAGTGTCTGTGCGGCCTGCGCCAGGGACTTCGCCTCCTGCGCCAGGGCTACAGCCTTCGCGTTGTCGCCGGAATTCTTGATCGCATTCTCGGCGCGCTTCGCCGTCTCCGCGGCCTGCTGGGCGGTGGTCTTCGCAGCATCCGCGACGCTGGCGGCATCTTTCGCGGCCTTGTCCGCGGCAGTGATCCGTCCGTCCAGGCCCTTCACAGAGTCCTGCACGGTGCCGACCGACTCGGCGGCGGCCTCAGCCTTCGCGCGGGCGGTCTGCGCGTCACGGGCCGCAGCGGCAGCATCCTTCGCCGCGTTGTCCGCGCGGGTCTTCACCTCCGCGGCAGCTTTCTTCGCGTCTACCGCGTCGTTCATCGCGTCGGCGATTTCCTTGCCGGCAGGGCCGAGACGCTCGATCTGCGTGCGCTCATCCCCGGGCTCATCCTGGCCGTCCGTGATCGACAGCAGCGTGCCGTCAGGGTGCAGGCGGACAGTCACCATCGCGCCCTGCCACGTGTACAAGCCGGGTGTCTCCCCAGCCACGTACGTTTCGGGCTTGTCGTACGGCATGCCGACACGGACCCACCCCATGGGCAGTGTCGGGTCGGTCTTCGCCGTGTCAACAACGCGACCCTTCACCCAGCGGATCGTCGTGTCGCGACGTTGGGACGCCTGGCTTCCCTCGCGGAGCGCCAGGTACAGGCTGCTATCACTCATGCGGTCTCCTCCCTTACAGGTGGCGGCGAGCCTCCCGTCCGATCACCGTCATCGTGCGAGACACGTCAGACAGCGAACACGAGTAGCTCGTGACAATGATAGCAATCCACTCGCCCTCCTTGATTTCGAAGGCGAGGAGGTCGCCGATCTCGATGCGAGGGTCGAACACCATCTCTACCTTCCAGGAGGGCAGTCGGTCACGGACATGGAACGCGTCGGCGTTCGCCTGTTCGACCATCTTCGACCAGGACTTGTCCGACGACAGGTCTGTCACCTTCGTCACCCGGCCGTAGTGCTTCGGGTCGTACGGGGCGCCGTAGTACTGCATGCCGATATGGAAGTCGTACGTGTAGTTCGACTTCCACCCGGTCGTCTTGCCCTTGTCGTCGACCTCCCGCTCCCAGCCGGGCCACAGGTTATGCCGCCACTGCCAGGCCGTATTCTTGGCGTTCTGGTACAGCTCGTCCTTCTGCCCCCACGCGGACGTTGTGGGCTTACTCTCCCACAGTAGGTTTAGCGCCTCGTCAACCTCGGTGTCATGCTCGGACCGCTTGATCGCGTCGGCCCACGACTTGTTCCCAGACAGGGAGTACGACTTGGTCCCGTCGCCTTTTGCGTTGATTTCGATCATGTTCGGCAGGCGCCCGGACGGGTCTTCCGTCCGCTGCGCGTCAATGAGGAGCTTCGACGCCAGCGGGTACGTCTCGTCGGGTGCTGCCCAGTCCGCGCGGCGCGCGTACGCCTCGATCTTCCCGCCGTACCCCATGCGCACGTCAGCGCCGCACGAGTCGGCCAGCATGATCACTGACGCCAGCCGGTTCGGCGGCATCTGCAAGGAGGCCATCGGGGCGACGTTCCGGACCTTCGGGTCCACCCAAATGTACGTGTGCTCCGGCACCGGGTTCAGGCGGCGCATCTCCGACAGCAGTGTGCCGCCCAGCCACGGCGAGTGAGGGAACGGCAGCGGGTTCTCCTCCAAGTCGAGGAGCATGTCCTTCGCGGACACGGTCGCTTCCTCCGGGTTCGCCGGCGACTCTGTGATCCGGAAATGCCCGAACGGAACATCCCAGCCCTCGCCTTCGCGGGGGCGGATCTCCAGGACGGGGCACAGCTCCTGACCGTAGTTCGCCAACGGGTCGGTCGGGTCCTTCGCCGCCAACTGACGAGGGGCATTCAACGTCAGTCGTGCGGGGGCGGTCGGGTTTGAGTCGGTTTTCGTGCCGAGCTTCCCCCAGTCCAGCTGCACGTTGTACACGGGCAGGTCCCGCCACTCGATCTTCCCGCCGTAACGGACGTCCATGCGGACGCGCCACCGCGCCGGCTGGGCCATATCGAACAGGCTGGGCCCGGGCCTCATGACGGCATCCCCGCCACGTATTTGCACACGTCGTTGTACGTGCGTGCGGTGATGTCCGGGATGTCGGACAACGACAGGTCGGCGACGCCGACCTCTGCGAATTCCACCGTGGGCAGCGGGGCGGCGTCGAGCAGCAGGCACGGGGCGACCCAGTCAGCGCCGGCCTGGATCGTGGTCGTCGACTTCATGAACACCCACCCGTTAGCGTCCGGTTTGCCGCGCTCCTGCCGGTCAGGGTGGTCGAAGGAACGTCTCGTGGACCCAGAGCCTTTACCGTTCGACAGCCACAAGCCGACGTGCACGTTTGACAGGTCCGGGTCGTTGCCGATGCGTCGCACGTAAGCGGACACTTCGACCGTGTGGCCGACCGGCACCTGCCGGAATGAGGACGCGCCGGCTGTCGGTGTGACCGTGCGGACGCCACCGCCGCGGGTCGGCCTTCCGTGCGGCGACCAGTTCTCTGAGATGTCACCACCGAGCAGCTTGTCGTCCTCAGGGTGCGTGGTCCCGCCCCACAGGTACGTGACGTTCCGCTTCACGTCGCCGGCTGCGAGTTTTGCTTCCCAGTCCAGCCATTCGCCCCAGGTGACGCACGGTGCCCATGAACCCATCCTGGTGCCGTACAGGCCGAGCCACTGCTCGGTGTGGCGGACCATCTCCGCCGGACGTTCGGTGACGGACAGCTCCCACTGGACGGTGCCGGCCAGCCTGGACTCAGTCTGCTGGGCGGTCGCCTTCTGGACGGCAACCACGCGTATCGGGCGGATCGTGCACGACGGGATCCTGCAGGCGTCGCCATCGTGGGCGACGATCAGGTAGCCGGGGCGCTGCGTCAACGCGCGGAGTGTCTCGTAGTCAGCTTTCCCTTTCGTCCGGTACGTGATCGTGTACGACAGCGGCTCAGCGGACTGCCCCCACCGGTCGAGAGTGCCCGCCGCCGTGGACAGGGTCGTCAGACCAGCTGAGAACGACTCCTCGTTCGCTTCGACAATGTGACCCTTGACGGCGACATGGCCGGTCTCGTCGGAGATGATGTCCGCCCCGATGGACGTGCGCACCGCCGTCGTGTCTGCGGCTCCGACCTGCGCGTACGTGGTTTCCTCGCCGATCGGCGCCAGCGGGTCGCTGATGCACTCCGAGTCGGTCGGATGCCAGATCAGCACTCGATCGTTGTCAGACTTCACGCGCACGGGGATCGCCGCACCCCCCTCGGGGGACGGGTTCGGCTGCAGCGACAGCATCCCCGTGTGCTGCGCCGTGAAAGCTTTCATGGTAGCCATGCGGTCATCTTCCCATCATCCGGTTCGCGGTGACGATGCGCCCGTCTGCGACGGACTTCATCCTGGTAGTCAGGGTAGTCTGCCCGTCCACGGTGAGCTCCAGGTTCATCCCGTCCATGGCCTTGCGGAGCTGCTTCACTGACACGCCCCCAGACCCGGCGATCGACGGCGAGGACGCGGACAGGGCGCCACCGTCCGCGAACCGGCGCGCCTCCATGTAGTTGCGGATGTCGCCGTCGCGGATCATTTTCCGCAGCCGGTACACGGCGTCCTGGCCGCCGGCCGCGGCGACTTCGGCGGCGGTGAGGACGTGCTCGCCGTTGGACAGCCAGGCGGGGATCCAGTCGTCGCGTCCCCCGCCGGGGCCGTGCACAGCGCCAGCGTTCGCGTACCCCTTGATAGGGGTGATCGGACCGCCGTCGGCGCGCAGCCAGGAGCCTTTCGGCATGTGATCGCCGATCCAGTGCCCAACCGACGTGAAGATCTGCTTGATTCGTGTGGTGATGCTGATCTCCTTGTCATGCAGCTGGTCGATGTTGTATTTGACGGTCCTAACCTTCCCGCTGGCCTGGTCGTTACCAGAGATCGTAACCGTGCCGGTTGTGTTGTCGATCTCAGTGTGGACGCTATCCTTCTCCCAGCGCGCACCAGTAGCGTCACCCAGGATGGAGACGGTGCCGTCGCTGTTGTCGATCGTCTGCACGGTCTCCTGCAGGCCGGCGAGACCCTGGTCGTTATCGGCGTCGATCTCCACCACACCGGTCGTCCCGTTGATCGAGTCGGCGGTCACGGTCAGCGTGTAGTCCGCGTTCGCGGCGTCACCGGAAATCGAGATCGTCCCGGTCATGCCATTGATCTCCGCCGTCGCGCCGTCGGCCGTTTCAGTCGCCTGCGTCGCGTCCGCGCTGATCTCGGTAGTCACCTTCTCTGGGATCAGCCCGTATTTGTCGGCCAGCTCGACCGCCTCGTCCTCGGTCAACCCCATCGACTCTGCGGCAGAAATGAAAGCATCCCTGCCGGTTTGCATCTTCTCCTGCAGCTCCTCCTGGCCGGCGCCGGCGGCCTGCGCCGCCTGTACCTGCGCGAACGTCGCGGACGCCAGGTCGTTCAGTGCTGACTGGTTTTTTCGGCCTTTCTCGGTGGTGATGTCCAGTGTGGCGCCATTCTCTTTGACCGCGTCGTTGACATTCTTCAGCGCCTCCTGGAACTTGATGTCGGCGTTCGAGTTCGCGATCACCGTGTCGCCGTAAGTCTTGATGCCCTTGACGACCTCCTCGATAGACGGGACGATCTGGTCAGTGCCTTCCTTCGCCTTGCGGATAGCGGCGTCCAGCTGCGACGTGCCACCTGCGGCCGCCTGCGCATTCGGGTCGATCTGGCCGAGCGCGATCGCAAGCCGCGTGTTGTCGTCGGCCGTCAACCCCATCTGTTTCGCAACCTCGTTCAGGTGTGATTTGAAGTCCGGCATCGAGTTGATCAAGTCGATCATGCTCTTGTTCGTGCCGTTCGTCATCTCGGACGACAATTTCTTGAACTGGGACACCGCCTCGTCGGTGGACATGCCCGACAAGGCCTTGCCGGTCGTTTCTAGGGCGTCCTTCGTTCGCTGCAGGTCAGAGCGAGTGTCCGCACCGAAAGCGCCGGAAATGCCGTCAGCAAAGGAGGCCAAGTGCTGCTGCACGGATGACCACACGGACGGGCGACTGATGTCGGCCAGGGCCTGCGAGTACTCCTGAAGGCTGTACTTGCCCTTGTTGAAGTCCAGGTTATTCATCACGGAGCCGCCGTGAGCGAGCGCCGTAGACATCTCATCCACGGACACGCCAGTGCGGCGCACCTCGTCACCGTAGTGCTTCACGCCTTCGATCAGAGCGGCGGTGATCATCATTCGGCCGGCCCGACCAAACCCCGTCATGCCGGTGGCGACTTCGCCGAGCTTCCCTTTCAGGCCGGCAGCTGTCCAGTTCAATGTGTTCATCGCGTCTTTGATCTCAACGATCTTCGGAGCCATCACCATGAGGCCGCCGACCGCCGTCAGGGCGGCGCCACCGAACGCGGCGAAGTTCATGATCATGGACTGCGTGCCGGACCCGAGCTCGCCGAGCTTGTCGACCAGGGAGGTGATGTGCTGGACGACGGACCGGACTGGTGCCTGCGACGAGGAGCCGATCTTAATCATGGCGGTCTCCCACGAGCCGCCGAGCTTCTCAATGTCGCCCTTCAAGTTGTCCTGCTTCAGGCGGGCCGTCTCAGCTGCATAGCCGGCGTCGTTGACCTTGTCGATCCATCCCTGGATACCTTCGCCACCCTCGTTGTACAGCACGTTCGCGGCACGAATGGCGTCCGACCCGAAGATGGTCGACATTGCCGTGTTGCGCTCTTCTTCGCCGAGGTCTTTCATGCCGTTACGCAGCTGCTCGGCGACGGCAGTGATGCCGATGAAGTGGCCCTGGGCGTCGTAGATGTGAATGCCCAGGTCGTCCATCGCATTCTTCGCGCCCTTGGACGGGTTCTCCAGGCGCTGGAGCATCGTCTTGAAGGACGTACCAGCGTCCTGGCCGATCAGGCCGGCAGATGCGAAGGCTGCGATTGAACCGGTAGTTTCCTCAATGCTCAGCCCCGCCTGCGAGGCGACCAGACCGGACTGCTTCAGGGCATACGCCATGTCGTGAACGCCGCCCTGCGCCTTGCCGGCGCCCGCAGCGAGCAAGTCGGCGACGTGGGTCACCTTATCGCCAGACAAGTTGAACTGCACCATTGCCGTGGCCGCCGTCTCGGCCGCCTCGGACACGCTGATCTCACCGGCCGCAGCCAGGTCCAAAGCGCCAGACAAACCGCCGGCGAGAATGTCCTTTGTGGACACGCCCGCCTTGGCGAGCTCCTCGATGCCGGACGCGGCCTCTGTCGCAGAGAATGCAGTGTCGGCGCCAGCCTGAATCGCCGCCTCGCGCAGCTGCGACATCTCATCCGCAGACGAGTGCGTGGCCGCCTGCACTGAGGACATGGAAGCATCGAAGTCCGCGGACATCTTCCCGGCCATGCCAGCGAATCCCAGCAGTCCCGCGCCGACACCGGCAACGGCCGTGCCGACCGTGGTCCAGGCGGCGCCGTTCTGCCGGGCTGAATCGGCGAGGCCTGCGAGGCCAGTCTTGCCGCGCTCGCCGGCGTTGCCCATCTGGTCGCCGGCTCCCTGGGCGGCCTGCCCTGCCTGCGACATCGCGTCAGCGGCGCCCTTAGTGGCGGACGACGCCTCCTGCATCCCAGCTTTCACACCGGACGCGTCAGCGGTCAGCTTGACAACTACGGTTCTATCGGCCACGGCAACTCCTCACTCCTGTTCGGATTCTACCTTGGCGTCCGCGACGTACAGTAGCGACCCTTCCTTCGGTGGGGAGATCAAGTCGCCGTGCTTGTTCCGTTCGGAGTGGTCTTTCTCCCACCGCTCCCGGGCGGCTTTCGCGTAGCAGACGACTTCGCGGGCCTCGAACCAACCGTCCATGAACTCATCCCAGGCGACATCGCGCGGGTACCCGCAACCGCACGGGCACAGGGACGCCTCGTACAAAGAATAGGCGTTCGCCAGGTCGTAGTCCTGTGGAACCCACTCGCCGGACCGTCGCAGAATCCCCGTGGGTGGGCGCCCCCAGCCCATGGCGGCTTTCACCATGGACCGAAGCCAAGCCCCGCTGGGGGCGGTCAGGACTTGGACGAGAAAGGGGCCGTGATGGTCGGGTTCTCAGTGTCGACGAGACGGATGCAGCGGGACAGCTTCTCAACCTGCTGTGGGGACGCCTTGTACAGACCGGCGATGTCCTCACCGGTCACGCCGGTCGGCTCCACGATATGCGCGGCAATGAACGCGCACTCCATGTCGTGGGTGACAGGGTCGTCCTTTGTCCGGTGGCCGAGGGACTCCATGAGTTCCTTCTGCGCGTACACGGACATGGTCTGCACGACGAACTCGACACCGGAGGCCTTCAGCTTCTCCAGGCAGGAGTTCGCCTCGTTCAGGATCTCCCGCTTCCGCTCGTCCGACAGGCCGGGCAGGCGGGCCTCCTCGTCCAGGTGGTCGATCACGGCGAGCAGGTCAGTGCGCCCGTACAGCGTGCACGACTTCCGGGTCGGCTGGAAACCCGCCATCCATGCGGCAAAGTCAAACTTCTCAGGCTTGTCTCCGCCGTCGGTGCGGTCCTCAAAGTCGTCAGCATTGACGTCAACACGGTCGCTCATCGGCGTCCCCTGTCTGCGGTCCCAAGCGGTCTATGTGCGGTGTTGCCCCCGCCGCCAGAGACCGCACATGGCAGCGGGGGCAACAGGCCCAGTGTACAGGGCGACGCTACTGTCAGGCGCCGGCCGTGTAGGGCCCGCCTGCGGACGCACCCTTCGCGTTCGTGACAATGAAGTTGCCGGTCTGGGCGCCAGCAGGGAGGACTGCGGCGATAGCGGTCGGGGACAGTACCCGGTAGGAGGCGACCGGTGTCGCCTTCCCGTTCGCGGTGCAGGTGACGGAGGTGACACCGATGAAGTTCGTTCCGGAGATCAGGACGGTGGCGCCGGCCTTCTTCCCGGACGGGTCGACCGACGTGATCGTGGGGACGGCCTGAACCTTGCCGCCGCCGACGGTGATCTCGTTCTCCAGGGCGTCCGAGATGAACAGGGACACGGTGCGCTTCGTGTACGTGGTGCGGTCGTCGGGCTTCTGCGGCTGACCGGGGGCGACGTGGTACCAGTCGACGTCGTCACCGTTGGCGAACGGCTCCTCGGGCTTCTTGCCTTCGCGCTCGTACAGCTCGAACTCGCGGCCGGTCTGCTTCAGCAGCTCCCAGACAGCGTTGCCGCCGCCCTGGACCTTCTGACCGTCATCGTCGAAGAACCAGTACACGGAGACCTGGCCTTCGTACTCGGCGGGGCCGGG